GCCCTGCCCAAACAGGCAGGGCCATTATTATCACTCACCAAAACTTCTTAAGAAATAACATCAAAGTTTCCGAAGATGAAGTAATCATTACCATAAACCGGCAATGCAACCCTTTCTTCGATCCTTACCGTTACCTGGTTTGTTTGTACGTTGGTACCATCTTCAACAAAGAACTCAACCCTTGCTGGCTCCCTTGTAACAAGGTTTGCACCCATTGTCCAGTCACCCACCAGATAGTCAGAGAATGTTTGAGCAGTAGACCTGTAAACAGGTACACCAGCAACATACATTTGATTTCCAACTTTCTCGATAAGGTTAACAGGCAATGTGTATTCACCTGATGTTGATGCTTTATACAGCCATAATGTGTACCAGTCAGCAATGCTGATCAGTATTCCATTTGCTTCACGATCCAAAGTTTCAAGCTGTGAAATAGCATTAATCAAAGTTTCTGCCCTGTTTGTAACGGCTGCAGCACCGGCGGTATAGTTACCTACGGACTGAATACCCAAAAGGTTAGGACGTACACCAGACCCGTTCAGGATCTGTGTATCTTCCTGACGTAAAAGCAATTCGGGCAGACGGCTCTGGAGGAATGTGGTCATTCCCTCAACATCATCAAGCATATTACGGCTGATCTTTAAGAAACCGGCAATCCACTCAGCGTAAACACTGGCTTCCTGCAATTTCAGGCCAAACTGTGATTTCAAAGCACCTTCAGCAGCATTGGCGATTGATCCGGTACCTGTGATCTCTTTTACGTAATCAAAGGTAGATTTACTACCCATGCCACCACCCTGCAACAGTTCACGCAGGTGAAGTTTACGCTTTGGCAGTTCGATGATACCGGGTTTCACGTAAGTTACGCTGGCACCCGCCGTTGTAAAGGCGTTACCAAATGTCATATCCTTCAGTTCGATCAATAGGTTATCACCTTTTTTCAGGTTGCTGATCTTATCAGCATTTTCTTTGGTAGCGATAGCGAAAGCCTCATTAAAACTTTTACCTTCAGTACCTGGGGCAGCAAACCGGCCAGATTTTACCAGTTTCTCCATTTCTGCCCAATCGTCAACCATTGTTTTAAAATCGGTAGCCAGTTTGCTTACTGCTTCCGGTGACACATCAGAAGGTAATCCTTTTACCTGTGCGATCTTTTGTTCTGCCAGGTCAAGCATTTTTTTAGCTTCACTCTGTGCATTTTCGTCAGCGGTTTTTAAAATCGCTTTTTTTGTTTCTTCAAGCTTCTCAACTATGAGCGCCTTGATATCTTTTTCTTCATCCATGATCTTAGTTTTTTTGTTGTAAATGAAATTGTTTAAATGCTTCCTTTATTTCATTCGCATAATCCGGCTCCGGTGCAATAGCGGCGGGAGTGGTAATATCTTTGAATGCTTTTTGTAAGAAAAGTAATTCGTCTTGTAGGAATATGAATGTAGTATCAGTGAATGTACCACAGTCAATAGCTTTAATAAGGTTGGCAATACGATCTTCAACAGTTTTTAAACTCTTTACACCAAGTAAAGGCGTATTCTGGTTTGCGCCCCATGCAGTAAGTGATGAAAATTCATATAACTTTAATTCATGCAACTGTGTAGTTTGATCGCGCCAGTCAGCATCAGGATTAATTATTGTTTTACGAACTGTTGAATAACCAATGGAATGCTCTGTTATCAATCCGCTGTCAACCATTTTAAGAAAATCAACAGCTATTGAATTTGTACCAACTTTACTTTCGTATAAAAGACCTTTGGTATCTTCCATTAATGACAATGGATTACCAATAGGTTGTGAAGTATTATGATTAAGAAGATGCTTGATGCGTGGTTGTGTAGACTTTGGACCTTGTTCTTTTATGGTTTTAGAAAATGCCCCTGGCATGATGATATCATTATCTGCGTCAAGAGATCCGAAGTTAGCAGCATACCCGGTAACAATACCCTCCTTCATATCCATATCCTTAATGGATGCTGCCAGAAAGTGAGGCTGTTTTAAAGAGTAATCTTTCATCTTGTCCGTAAAGATATAAATAAATGCAACAATGTTGCAAATTTATTTTTTATACTAAAAAGCCCCCGTAGAAACAGGGGCGATATATAACCGGCATGAAAAGAATTATATTGGTATAAACGCCACCGCACACCGGCAATTACATACTTCAGATGCGCCCCCGGCCTTATCACCAGGCTGCATCATAAACGAATCACCTACCTTGAACTTATCATTGAACGGTATTACTGTCTGGTTAACTTCTTTATGGTGCAATCGGGTACGATTATCACGGGCAGAAATCCAGATCTTATTTAATTCCAGCCCCGTAGATTGAGCATTTATCATAGCCCCAGCATTGGCAGCACCCACAGTTTCAGTACGTGCAATAAGCCGGGCCCGCTTCGCAGTAAAACCAGGGCTTATAAGCCGGGAAACAATATCATCAAATGACCAGCCCATAATAGCGGCCTCTGATAATACTTCCTGGATAAGTTTTATTGTGGTTTGGGTAATTCCCTCGGCATCATTAAGTAGGTCAATAGAAAAGTACTGGTGCATGAATGATACCATCCTTTCGCTGAAACCCATCTGGCCCCCGTCTTTTTTACGCAGACCGGGGTTTGTATGCCGGGCCCATGCAGTACCGGTATTTTTCCAGAGATCAATCAAAACAGCATATAAGCCACCAGACCTGACATATATCGTATCTTTTGTTCTGATGTATTCCTGTACCTGTGCCTTCAAAGCCTTATTTATCTGCCCAGCATACATTAACTCATACCGCATCTGATACCGGTGAAATTTCAGCCAAAAATCATTCTGTTCTTTTGGTGTCATTTTATTTCATTGCGTGGGTCAAATGGTTTAAGCGACTGCCTGAGCAACTCTTCTATTTCAATTCGTAAAGAAGCCCGGCGTGCCAGTTCTTTGGTTCTTTCAATAGCGCATGATGGATTAAGGGGTATTGCCCGTTCCACCATTGCCTTGATAATCGCCTGCTGTATTGTCGATAGGTGTGACATCAATATTAAGATCATCAATTAAAACATAACCTGACTTAGCGTATAGTTTATCAGCAGATGGGTCTGAAAGTTCATCCTGGCCCATAGACAAACGCATTTCATTGGGTACAATAAAAGGTAATGATCCCCACCCGGCAGCTTTTTCCTTCATGTTTTCCTGTAATTCAGGGATAATGGTCAGGTCTGGTCGAATGCACTTATTATCTCCAAAAATGTTACGGGTTTCTTTGGTGATTGCATCGCAACAACGCAGTACATTCGGAATGATAGCATTGGTATACATATCTTTCCGCATCTCTTTTACATTGCTTTCCGTAGATGATTTTTTATTGTTGAACAGTGTTGATGATACACTGAAAGCATTGCATATCTTATCAAAGTCAATATCAGCCATTACAAGCGCATCCATCTCAACTAAACTTAAACCCAACGGTAATACACCCATTTCACCGGCTGCGAAGTATGGCGCTCCTTTATTATCTGAATTTCTTAAAAATCGGCTGAAATTATCTTTGTGCTGGCCCATCACAGATACTTCTTCATTTAGCGAAGATCCACCACTACTCATCCGTTGATCAATGCCTGGAGTCTTATCGTACACAATGGACGGTACCCCTCCATTCTGCATCTGTGATACTGATGCGCTCATATTAGCCTGCAGTCTGGTAAGACGTTGTGCCAGCGACTTCATAGCGCCAAGCCCCCGGTGCTGCTCATTGAACCGGGTAGTTGGGTTTTTACCCTGCTTGATATAAATAACCTCTTCTACTCCAAGTGTAAAGGTAGTTTGTGTATCCTGGTACCGGTACCCGATAATAGGGTTCGGGAATATAGGATCTAAAATAAGGGTAACAAATGACGGGTGTAAAAAATATGTTTTAAGTTTCCCCTTGTTTGGGCCAAGCAATAAAGTTTCTTTATACATGAATACCTCACCTGCAAGGTAAAGCCATAAATACATCTCTTCTTTCTGTTCAAGTGTCATTTGTTTCAAGTAAACAGACATCGGATCAGTGAGCGGTAATTCTTCATTATTTGTATCATTGTATGCTTTAAACGGTACCTGTGCCGAAGAAGTTGCAAGGCGCGATACTACGGAGTAAACGTCATCGAAAATTATGTAGGCATCAATTTCCCGCACTGATTGCCAGTTGGGGAATATCATTGTACGGATGCTGGTAACGGCGTTACCTAAATTGAAAGTTTGGAGGGCTTTTATATTGGCAACTAATTGCTCATTTTGTTTTTTTAATGTCTTTAGTCCAAACATCGTGTAGAATTTAATATATCGCAGCCCTGAAACCGACTGCCGGGTTTAATTCAAACCATTCTCGCATCATTATCGTATCAGCAAAATCCGGGGAACGGCCCAAAAGTTCTTTTATTTTATCCTTTGGTACTACCCCTTTTTTCATATCACTATCCAGCGCTTTCTGCTTCACCTGTTCAAGTTCTTCTATGATCCACTGCTTTATCTCATCGGTTTCACATTCCAAATATAAACCGTTTTTATTAATTCTTTCCGATAATTTAAAATAGCACTGACTTTTAAGGTTGTCGAAATTCTCAGGTATCAGGTTGCCTCTACCATCCCGCTGCCCTGTAACCGGGGTTACAGGCCTGGCATTATTAGTAAATCCTTTAACCCTGAGCATATCAACTGGCCCACCGCCCATGCCATCAGAATCTATCAGTGTACTATTGTGGCCGGTTTGGTTACGGTGCATTGCCGCCTGTATGTAGGTGGTGGTAATATCCAGTGTTTGCTTAGTGTAATACTTTACCCTGCCCCTCCATCCTTCCCACTCAATGATCACAATCTTATCCCCCCCAAGCCGGGCAATATCTGAAGTAATAAACCTGGGGCCTGGTTCTACATGGGTATTGGTGAATATATCTAAAATCTTATCGTACTGAATAAGCGCTGCTGGATCATCATCATACTCCCAATTACCGAATAACAAGCGCTCTTTTTCATTCTTACTAAGTGACTGTTCAAGCTGCTCATAGTAACCTTTATCAATCATTTTATTGTCCTGGATAAAAGCCTGGATAAATTTTTGATGCGACTTTAATGTGCCATTACGGAAAGGAATATAATAATCCCGATAGGTATAGTTTTTTGAAGGGTTGCCGGTTTGCAATAGTTTTCGGACAAGTCCGTAATGGTCATTTTTCCAACGCCCGATAGATGCTGCAAGATTATTCTTTGCTGCTACATCAAATTCGCCAGCCTCTTCAATAAATCCACGGGTAAATTCCATTGAACCAAACCTTTCGTAAAGCGGGTCGCTCGGCATGTACGATGCCTCAAGTAAAAGTATCTTTGAACCGTTGTAACATTGAAAAAAGTTATCTTGTCCGTTGAAGGTGGCATACTTATCCTGTTTCACACCCCACGCATTGAATACCTTTGATATTGTAGGTAGTGTAAACTTACGGAGATCATTCAGTTTTTTACGGGCTATGAAGTATCTGGTATCGGGATATAAAAGAGCATCCCCAAAAATAAGGTTTATGCCGGTGAATGATTTTGCTCCACCCTTTGCGCCACCGTAGTAAATATCTGTTATATTAGGATCTACCCACGCCTTACAGCACTCTTTCTGTTTCTCGTTTCCGTGGGTATCAAATTGCAACCTCATATTGTACGTTCATTAATTGTCGGCCAATCAAATTGTATGAATCCCAATTAAAGTCAAAACTATATTCGGAATTTCCTTTTTTTATTCTGGCTGGCTTACCTTTATTTTTACTGTTCTTATTAATAACCATGCACCCATTATCAATATCAAAAGTTTTATACTCTATTCCGTCATATTCGCATATTGACATTGCCCATTTATATACATCACCCCACCAAACTTTAGTTTCACGGGGAACAATAGTACCAGATTCATTCTCCGGTAACACATCGTGGATAACAATAAACCCGTTATCACTCAGACAGCGTAAACTATTTTCAAAGTCACGTTTAACCTGGTCAGAATGGTGCAGCCCGTCAATGAATATGATATCGAATGTAGTGTCAACTGGATCTAATTTAAAGTATTCATCACTTGTTATTTTAAAAATTCTGTGATTATTACCTTTATATTCAGGATCAACGCCATTCTTTATTATTAGATTAATCTTATCAAAATTATTCGCCGGATTCTGCACACCAATTTCAAGGTATGACTTCAGGTTATACTTTTCGATTAAAGCGTTTAGGAGTTCAGTGTGGTGGGTTATCATCAGTGTCTATCTTTATAATGTTTGATATACTTAAATTCCTTACTCTGAGAATAATCCCACTGGTATGTATGAACTAATGGGCTATTATGTGATATAAACGCAAATGAAAGCTGATCACGTACTGATTGCTCACTAAATTCTTTCCACCATGCTTCATGCAATTTAATGCAATCCGGGGTGTTTTCCCGCATCATAATCCCACTTGTTATAATCCCGGTATGCATAGGGAAAGATAATGACCGGTACTTATCTTCCTGTAACTGAACCTTACCATTATCGCCACGGTTATTAATAACGCAGCTACGGGCCTCGGCATAGATATCTGAACGCAGTGGATGTTTGGCAGCGCTGAACGGTGTTTTAAATCTTTCATTCCACCACGGATTAAGGTCAATATTTATTTGAAAGCTGGCATCTACCCACATTGAGTACTGCCAATCAATCCAACCCATTATCTTCACCCACCTGGCTGTTCGTTGTGGGGTATCAAACACCGTCATTGGTTCAATCTTCCAAACTTCGGACTTAAGCGGTTGATCAGTAAAACATACATAATCCCAACCTTCACTTATAATAGCTGGTTCTTTCAGTTCTTCATAGTCACCGAATATCGCAGTATAGCAAACTTTATTCATAAACTTTCATCCAATGGTTTATCATTTCATCCAAAGTATCAGTAGTGGTATATTCAGGTTTCCAACCCAATGCCCTGATCTTGCTGCTATCACCTCGTAGATAATTAAGTTCCTGAGGCCGGGTGTAATGATCATCAGACTTATATGGCGGGTCAAGTTCCAACTCCGCAAAAACATACCGCATAATTGCATCTATGCTCATTGTTTCACCTGTACTTACTACCCAATCACCTGGTGCCGGTTGTTGCAGCATTAAGTGCATGGCACGTACATAATCTTTGCTGTTGCCAATATCTCGGAATGATGCAAGGTTTCCAAGTTCAAGCGAATCCTGTAATCCAAGTTTTATGCGTACAGCGGCATTGCATATCTTCTGTTCAACAAAGGCCAGCCCCCGGCGGTACCCGCTGTGGTTGAATAATATACCATTACTACAATGCAACCCGTATGATGCCCGGTAAGTTCTTACAAGGTGGTAAGCCATCAGTTTTGCACATCCGTACGGAGATACCGGGTGCATCGGTGTAGTTTCCCTTTGGTACCCATCATCATCAACACTACTCCCAAACATCTCACTACTTGATGCCTGGTAAAATTTTGCCTGTGGGCATGATGTACGGTAAGCCTCAAGTATATTCAATACCCCGATAGCGTTTACTTCACATGTGAACTGTGGCATGTCAAATGATACCCGGACATGAGATTGCGCAGCAAGATTATAAATTTCATCCGGCTGTATCTGCTTTAATAATTTTTCAATACCACCCTGGTCAAGTAGATCACCGTAATAAGTTTTTACATTCAATCCCTGCAGCCGTATATCCTGTGATTCGGATGTGGAATGTCTGCGAATTATACCATGTACTTCATACCCTAAACTAAGTAGGTATTCAGATAGGTTTGCGCCATCCATGCCTGATATGCCGGTGATGAAAGCTACTTTGCCCATAATTTCATTTTAGTTAAGTCCGGGTAATCTTCATGGCTCCATATCCGGGGGGGTGTATCAATAGCAGTCTGCAACTTATCAAGTCCCAACTGTGCAGTTTCCGGTGTCATGTAGTAATGATAGCCAATAGTATCAATATCTTGCTCACGCCACGGTATGCCAGGCAACCTACCATCGTATGACATTTTCTTAAGTTGGTTGTAGCTTTGTTCATCGGGGCAAAGTATCATCCCGCCTCTGCCCAATGATAGATGTTTTTGGTATTGGAAGGATAGGCACATGAAGGTAGTAGGTAAGTATGAATCTTTCCGCCACATGGTAGCAGCATCGTAAATACCGCTGCCTATACCATATAATTCACGCCATTTTGTTTTAATCCAAAATAGGTTTATACCCATTTTTTTTGCCAACATAGGCACAGACAAGTAAGTTTGTACCGGCGGCGCGATCATTGTAGATCCTGAATACCTTAAACATAACTCTAACCCATGCGTACAGCTATCAACTGCAACAGCATACGGTGCGCCAAAGAACTCGGCGATTCGGCGTTCAAATTCGGTAACTGTATTCCAGCCTGGTAAACTACTTCCTGCCCATACAGGTATCTCTTCACTACCCTGGTTGTTGAACCATTTTACCATAACAAAATATAATTTGTTTCCCTCTCTCCTTTTACATCAGGCATCCGGGAATGTTTAAAATCAAGTTTAACCAGATCAGTGTTGCAGGTTATGTAACCATGCTTTGACTTTCTTAATACCTCATCAATATACAACTTATTATTTACAATTTCACTCAGAGCATAATTGCTTATTACAAGGTCGTACATTTGTCCGGTGGGTTGGTTGTAACATTTAGCAGAACAATACTTTTGCTGCAACTCACATACTTCAGGTAAATCAATTATATGGTAGCAATCAGGTTCAAATACATCATACACAGTTCTACATTGCCCACCATATCCGCCACCTATCTCACATATTCGCATACCATCAAGTGAACCGAAATGTTTTACAAGGTTTGATAAAACCCCGATATACTGCAATGTGGATGTGCTGAACCTTTTATTTCCATACCAATACATTTTTGGGGAACCATAAAAATCATTGGTATATCCATGCTCAAGCAATTCGGGTAAAATCTGTTTGTAGTACTCATCCGCTACCTGTTTGCTACAATGCTCAAATATTGCTTGCAACCTATCATCCTGTTTGAATGATATAATATTTTTTACAGCATCCCGGCATGCCTGTAGGTAATCCTCAAGTTGTTTCCCTTTTACCATCCAGTTAAGCATTGCACTCTATGTTTAAACTTATTAATTTACCTTCAAAATAAGCTGCACTGTGATCATCAAAATTAGCATGGTCTGTTTTCGTGTGATCATACCGGCGTATGTTATAAAAACCAATACCTTCCAAAACACTTTTCAACTGCCTGAAGTTCCAGACTGTTTTATGGTATATTGCAGGTTCATTCATTTTTCCATACAACGGGCCAACCATAGGATCTTTTAAAGTTCTTAATACATCCCAATCCGGGGTAGACAGCCTTAATACGCCTTTGGGTTTTAATACCCGGTACCACTCTTTAAGCAAATGTATTACTTCTTCCCGATCAAAGTATGCGATCAAGTGTGAAGAGTATATAAGTTTAACCTGCCCCTCTTTAAATGGAAGTTTGGTAACATCATGCAGGTGTATATGTGGCAATTTCTGGCTATCAATATTTATCCAGCCTTCGCCAAAGTCACGTTTACCACATCCGATATGTAGTTTTACTTTGTCTGCCAAACTGCAATTTTATTTATATGATCAATATCTTCCTGGCACATACCATCAAGGTTAAGTTTGTGCGGATCAAACCTACGCACCCCCTCATTATGGGTAACTGGTGGTTGAATAAACCCGATAACATCCCAACCATCATTCTTTGGATCCTGTGTTTCAAATGTCCATGGATCCATATTAGGAAGTAAGTGCTGTAATAAAAACCCCCGATTCCATATTGATGGCTGAGTACTTAAACGGTATCGTGATGTTGGGTGAGCCAATATGTAACTACCATTGTTGGTATGCTCACGTTTTTGTATATCATTTGTAAGATCAATCCGGCCAATAGGTAACTCAGCTACATAGTTAGTAATTACAACCTTACTCTTAAAAAATGTATCTTCCATACACCATACGAACCAAGTAGGCTGTTGTTCAAAATACTTCCTTAAATCACTTGACCATTGTGACACATGACCTTGAACACCCATTGAGTAAAAGGTAAAGTTTTCCGGTAATTCATCTGGCT